AGGATATTACCATGAACGAAATGCAGACCTACAACAGCACCGAAGTTGTGAGCGCCAAGAGCGTGAACACCGAAATGATGATCTCCCGCCAGGCGCAGGAGGTACAGGCGGCAATGGTCGTCGCCAAGCGTTTTCCCCGTGACGAGATCGAAGCGAACAACCGCATTCTCAACGCCTGCAAGCGCAAGAGCCTTGCCGAGCGCGCGATCTATGAATACCCGCGCGGCGGCGAGAACGTGACCGGCCCCTCGATCCGTCTCGCCGAGGTCATGGCGCAAAACTGGGGCAACCTCGACTTCGGCATTACCGAGCTGGAGCAGAAGAACGGCGAGAGTACCGTCATGGCCTACTGCTGGGATTTGGAGACCAACACCCGCCAGACGAAGATCTTCACCGTGCCGCATATCCGCTACACCAAGAAAGGCAGCGTTGCCCTCACCGACCCGCGCGACATCTATGAAATGGTCGCCAATCAGGGCGCGCGCCGTATGCGCGCGTGCATTCTTGGCATTATCCCCGGCGACGTGGTAGACGCCGCTCTTGCGGCGTGTACCAAGACGATGATGGGAAAGAGCGATGAACCCATGATCGACCGCGTACGCAAGATGGGACAGGCGTTCAAGGACGACTTCGGCGTACCGATGGAGTGCCTTGAAAAGTACATCGGCTGCAAGGCCGAAGCGTTCACGGCGCAGAGCATTGTGCGCCTGCGTAATGTGTATACCTCACTGAAAGAGGGACGCGCGAGCCGCGAGCAGTATTTTGATCTCCCGACCGTCGAAGTGGACGAGACCACAGGCGAGGTCAAGGACGAGCTGCCCGCTCCCGCTGATGCCCTCGGTACGCCGGACGACGGAAAGGCCGGCACCCCCAAGCAGGTGAGCATGAATGATCTGTAAGGTCAAGGTCATTTCGACCGGCTCCAAGGGGAACGCCGTACTGCTGAATGATGAAATCCTCATTGACTGCGGCGTTCCCTTTCGGGAACTCGAACCATACTGCAAGGGATTGAGGCTCGTCCTGCTGACGCACGTTCACGGCGACCATTTCAACCCCGAGACCATTAAGCGCCTGCACTTCCTGCGCCCTGCGCTGCGCTGGTGCGTCCCTCCGTGGCTCATGGAACCGATGGGACGCATCGGCGTGGACCGCCGCGTGACCGATGAGGCTATGCAGCGTCACGATCTGTTCTACCTTTTATCCGAAAGCACTTCCGCTTATGTATGGTACGACCCAATTCCGCATGATGTTCCGAACTGTGCGTGGCATATTCAGTTTGCAGACGGCGAGAAATCGGACGGTTTCGACAGCATCTTCTATGCGACGGACTGCGCGTCGCTGAATGGGGTATCTGCGTTGGACTACGACCTTTATCTGATCGAAGCCAACTACGGCGAAGAGGAGATACAGGAGCGCATGAAGCGCAAGCTGGAGGCGGGAGAATTCAGCTATGAGAGCCGCGCGATGGAGAGCCATCTATCCCGCGAGCAGGCGCGCGCATGGCTCGCCCAAAACGCCGCCATCGGTAAGAGCCGTGTACTCTATCTGCACCAACACCAAAGTGAGGAGGCCGCCTATGATACCTTGGGTACGAGTTTACAGCAACCTGCCACAGCACCCTGACGCGCTGAAGGGCTGGACACGGGAGAACATGATTTACAGAAAAAAACAGGGAAGAATTGAAATGAGCTTGAACAGGATCAGCGTCATGGGACGCATCGGAAAGGACCTTGAGCTGCGCCGCACGCAGAGCGGCAAGGCGGTCACCAGCTTTCCCATCGCCGTCGACCGCGACGGCAAAGACGCTGGAACGGACTGGTTTGATGTGGTCGCGTGGGAGCGCACGGCGGAGTTTGCCGCGCAATACTGCGCCAAGGGGCGTAAGGTGGTGGTAGACGGTCGCTTGCAGGCGCGAGACTGGACCGACAAGGACGGCAATAAGCGCCGCTCGGTCGAGATCATCGCCAATAGCGTGTACTTTGCCGACAGCAAGCCGCAGGACGGACCCGCCGCATACAGCCCCGCATCAAGCAGCCCGGGCGAGTTTAGCGAGGTCGAGGACGATGGGGACCTTCCGTTTTGATGGAGGTGCAGCATGAGATACGAGGTGCATATCGTTTCACCGCACGAAAGGGCGGTCATTGTCTTGTCTGAAGTGTCCGAGAGTGACGCGACCGATATTGCAGAGGTCATGACGCGATACGGTGCGACGGTTTCTTTGTTGGCAAAGCCGAAGGAGTAAAGCGATGGAGCGTAATCAATTCACTTTTTACCGAAGTTACAGGGACGCGCTTCGAGCGCTCAACGCAAAAGATTTCAAGGCCGTTGTGCTGGCAATCTGCGATTATGCGCTTGATGAAAGCGAGCCATGTCTTTCTGGAGTTCCCCACGCTGTTTTCACTTTGATTCGGCCAACGCTGGACAGCGGTCGAAACAAAGCAGCGAATCGGCAGAACAGAATAAAAACAAAAAAAGAACAAAGTGGAAACAAATCGGAACAAACCCGCAAGGATAAAGAGGGGGAGAAAGAGAGAGAGAAAGAGAAAGAGAGAGAGAAAGAGAACGATAGTTCTCTCTCTATATCTCTCTCACGAAAGGTTCCCACGTTTGACGAGGTTGCCGAATACGCCAAACTGCGCGGAGGGCTTATTGACCCAAAGCCATTTTACGAGTTTTACTCCGTCGCCGGGTGGAGGGATACCGAGGGCAAGCCGGTCTACAACTGGCAACAGAAATTCCAGCTATGGGAAAAGCGCGAGCTGGAGAAGAAAGGGGGCGCGATGAATGGACATGGTCACGATACTGGACGAGATGCGAAAAAATGGAACGTCCCCGGAGCCGTCAATCTCTGACGAATGTCCACTCTGCGGCGGAGTGGGGTACACCGTGCGGAGGTCAGCAGACGGAAACGCGGAGTATCGGGAATGCGAATGCTCCATCCGCAAAAGGAATCTGCAGCGCATCGAAAAAAGCGGGCTTAAAGAGCTTTTGCAGAGATGCACGATGGAGAACTACCGCGCGAATGAGCCGTGGCAGAAGCAGGCCAAAGAGGCAGCGGAACGCTATCTTGCCGATTGGCGCGGAAGATGGTTTTACGCCGGAGGAAGCCCCGGCAGCGGGAAAACACATCTTTGCACGGCGATGTGCGGGAAGCTCATGGACGCCGGGTTACCGGTGCGCTATGTGCAATGGCGTGCGGATATTCCGGCCATCAAAGCAAAGGTCAACGATGCCGAGGCATATCAAGATGCCATTGATCCGCTGAAAAGCGTCAAGGTGCTGTACATCGACGATTTTCTCAAGGGGACGGTAACAGAGGGCGATCGCAACATTGCGTTTGATTTGCTCAATGCGCGGTGTATCAAGCCAAGCCTTGTGACAATCATCAGCTCCGAGTGGACGATCTCGCGCGTGCTGGACTGGGACGAGGCGATAGGCTCGCGCATTGCGGAACGGTCGAAAGGCTGCGTACTGAATATTACCGGATCCAAAAACTACCGGCTGAAATGAAAGAATATCTGAGGAGGAAATGAAAATGACAGAAAAAGAGATTGTGTCCGCCCTGCGCGTAACAGAGAGCCGCAGCAAGCGGGAGCTGCTGGACGCAGCCGCCGATCTGATCGAAAAGCTGACCGACCGCTGCGCACGCTATGCCGAGGAGATCGCCGTGGCGCAGGAGCGGACACGGTGGGTCCCCGTGACGGAGCGCCTGCCGGAGGATTCCATGCAAAAGGTGCTTGTTTTTGTCCCGCATATCCACGGGGACATCGTTGATGTCGGGCGATATCTTGGCGCTGACGGCTGGGTGCTTGAAGGATGGTATCTCACACAATCCGCTGTCACGCACTGGATGCCGCTGCCGGAATGGCCGGCTGCAACGCCTTTGAGGGCAAGCGCCCGATGGGAAAGCCCATGAGTTTCTGGACGGAGCAGGATGTGCTGCGGTTTATCGTAGACCGAGAGCTACCTATCGCCAGCGTATATGGCGACATCGTGGCCAGCGACGGTGAGAACGACTACAACGAAACGCTGATCGGCTGCAAACTGCATTGCACGGTGTGCCAACGAACAGGATGTATGTTCTGCGCGTTCGGGGCTCATCTCGAAAAAGGCGAGAATCGTTTTGAGCGCATGAAGCACACGCACCCGAAGCACTATGAGTTTTGCATCGGCGGCGGGGAGTTTGACCCCGCGGATGGGCTATGGAAACCCAATGAAAATGGGCTTGGCTATGGTCGGGTTCTGGATTACATCGGAGTGAGGTATTGAGATGAAGGCTTTAGTTGCCTGCGAGGAATCGCAAGAAGTCTGCAAGGCATTCCGGGCATTGGGGCATGAGGCATATTCCTGTGACATTCAGGAGCCGTCCGGTGGGCATCCTGAGTGGCACATCTTAGGCGATGCGCTCAAGGCCATCGATGGGGGGCAAGTGACCACAATGGACGGGGAGACGCATGACGTCGGCAAATGGGATTTGCTGATCGCGCACCCGCCGTGCACATACCTAACCGTTACAGGGAATCGCTGGTTTAACACGGAAAAATATGGCGAAAAGGCGGTCGGACGGGTGCAGTTGCGGGAAGAAGCTGCGGCGTTTTTCCTGGCCTTTGTAAATGCCAACGTTTGTAAAATCGCGGTAGAAAATCCGGTCGGATATATGTCTACACACTATCGTAAGCCTGACTGTATTATCCAGCCGTATGAATTCGGGCACCACGCAAGAAAAAAGACTTGCCTATGGCTAAAAGGCTTACCCGCTTTGCGACCGACAAACATTGTAGATGCAGGAGATATTTTGCCAGGTGGATACAGTGTGGGGGCAAGCGCAAACTATGCAAAAGACGAGACTGGTAAGATTATGCGATGGAATGACCCGCGTACGGCAAAAGCAAGAAGCAAAACCTTCCCTGGCATCGCCAAAGCTATGGCGGAGCAATGGGGAGGAGACATAAGGGAGGAACTATGAGAGATACAAAACTCGTAAATGCGCTGCGTCTGGAAGCGGTGAAAGACATCAGCACCGACCGCCTGCGCGAGTTGGCCGAGGCCGACAAGGAAGGTCGGCTGGTGGTGCTGCCGTGCCAGGTTGGAACCGCGACATATTATATCCGTTATCCGATTGCGGTTTACCCAGATGAAAGCGAACCGGAAATTAAGAGGGGTATCTTTACTTTGTGCGATTTGGATCGTGTTGGGCACTCCGTTTTTCTCACCCTCGAGGAGGCTGAGAAAGCATTGGAGGCGATGAAGAAATGAGTAAGGCTGTCATGCTAAGCGTCCGCCCGAAGTGGTGCGAAAAGATTGCCAACGGCGAAAAGACTATTGAGGTCCGCAAGACACGTCCGAAGATGAACACGCCGTTTAAGTGCTATATCTACTGCACGCTGCCAAAATATCCGCACGAGGACTTCATTGCGACGGACTATCCAAGGCCACAGTTTTACGGCGGCGGCAAGGTCATTGGGGAATTCGTATGTGATTGTGTCACGCCCTTGTATAATGTCTGTATGGATGATTGGAAGAGGCTGGCCGGAGGACTGCACAATATTGAAAAGGAGCTTGTCAACCAGGCGTGTCTTACAGAAGCGAATCTCCATACATACGCAGGCGGGAAGAATTGCTTTGCGTGGCATATCTCCGATCTTCGTATCTATGACCAGCCGCGGGAGCTGACGGCGTTTCGGCGCGCATGCAAAAATAGCTGGTATTGCGAGAGCTGTGCCATGTACTGGGAAAACAACGGAACTTGCGGAAACGAGAGCTTACAGATCAAGCG